CAGGGGCTCCCGGTGCAGTGCACGCCAGGTTTGGATCAATTGGCTATTGATCCTTTACCTTTTTCCAACCAGAAGGAGCTATTCAATGCCACTTTCACAGAAACGTAGGTCCAGTGCCGTAGAATACGGCACAGGCACGTCGAGAGGCGTCCACAATGGATCCGTTTTCTTCGGACCCATCACGGCTACGCGTAAGTGGAGTGGGACTCAGATCACTGAGTCGGAAGGCCATCCTTTCCGGCATCACTGGAGAGGATCGGATGATGGTGGTGAGTTCTTCACAACGCTTCAGCTAATCAACGGGAAGGCAGGAGGGAAACCTCATATGCCTACTCAGGGGACTGGCTTTACGGCGTTGCCAACGGGTTCAGGTAGTATTTATTCCTACGCTGGCCCAGTTTGGCCCATCGATCCGGACTTCATCAATCAGTTACAGTCTCAAGTCGTACCAATTGGCTCTTCTAGAGCTGAATTGAATGCGGCAGGAGCAACTGCAATTGCACGATGCAAGCCGGGCGAACCTGTAGCAAATCTCTCTGTTGCTCTTGCGGAGCTTTTCCGTGAGGGCATCCCCAACTTAGTTGGGCATACTCTGTGGCAGAAGAGGGCGCATGACTTAGGTCCTGCGCCAAAGAAGGGATCTGATGAATACCTTAACTGGGTATTCGGATGGTCTCCTCTTATTTCTGACATCAAGAGTGTCGCTGATGCCTTGTCCAACCAGGACAAGTATATGCGACAATATGAGAGGGACGACGGACGACTTGTCCGTCGAGGCTACGTATTTCCCATTGAACGGAGTGAAAGCACTACGAACTTGGGTCTGAGCGGTCCGTATGGAACTCATGCGGGTTGTCTCACGAACTTGATGTTCGATGGAGCCAACACTACGCAGGGAACACTCTACAAGACGGTCAAAACCGTCAAGAAGAGGTGGTTTCGTGGAGCTTTTACGTATTATCTGCCCGCGAGTTATTACTCTCGCGATAGGATGATACGTGCGGCAACACGAGCCTCGGTTCTCCTTGGCATCGAGCTAACGCCCGAAGTCATTTGGAACCTGACTCCCTGGAGCTGGGCCGCCGATTGGTTTGCCAACATGGGGGACGTTCTGTCCAACGTGTCGGATTTTGCCAATGACGGCCTCGTGATGCACTATGGTTACATGATGGAAACATCACATGTAACACATCAGTACGACTTGTACAATCACGGTTTACGTGGTTGTCCGTCGCCCTTGACGATGACTCTGGAAACAATCCAGAAGCAGCGTATCAAGGCATCACCCTTCGGATTTGGGTTGACGTGGGAAAGTTTTACTCCTCGTCAGCTCAGCATCCTCGCGGCACTCGGTATCACCCGAGTGTCGTAGCGTGTACAACGCACCATCCATCAGTCGTGGCAACCGCCACGCTTCAGAAAGAGAACGCTACACATGTTCACAGATCCTCAGTCAGTAACAATCAATGCAGTGGCCATCCCTCTTCCGAGAACTTCTTCGGGAGACAACAAAGGTGTTTACACCTCTGCTGATGGCCTCGTGCAAGAGACCGCCGTCCATTCCTATGGACGTCGGACTCGTCGCTCGATTCGACTGCAGCACTCGAAGGTCGCTCCTGACCCGCTGATCAGTGCTCAGAACATCAAGTTCTCCATGAGTTGTTCACTCGTGGTTGATGTTCCTCCCACTGGTTACACGGCGACGGAAGCGAAGCAGGTCGTTGTTGGGCTCATTGCCCAACTCAACGCCTCTTCTGGTGCACTCATTACCAAGCTTCTTGGTGGTGAGAGCTGATTGACCGATGATCATGAGACTTTCATGATTGAGCTGAAGTAAATGACAGAGATTCATGCGTGCTGGGAGACTTCCCCCTCTCGCATGTGTGATATCTGTCGTTTACCACGCTCCTGTGGCACCGTAGCGGGATTCGCGAGCCTCCTGAAAGAAGGTTGCGATGAAAAGCCTACAGTGTCTCTGGCTGGAAACCCTCAAGAATTTGGGGGTCTGGTGTGACATCTGCACCATCCGCGACGCTCAAACAGCGTCTCGGAGATTTGAAGATGAGGGGCTATCGTTTCTTACGATATCCCTGTCGAACTACGGCAAGGGCTTTGAAAGAAGCCTGGACCGTGGCTCAGTCGCTCACGACGGTTTTGAAGGTTTTGCCTTCTACCGCGGGCTCCCTCGATTTCTCGGGGGTTTCCTTGAGCTTATCTTCGATCGAACTAGTGGTGCTCTCTTGGAGTCCCCTTCAGTTGACGCAATTTTTGCCGTAAGACAACTCACGTTGTCCATGGCGAAGATTGGCCTGGAATGTGCTCCGCACAGAAAGGCGAAGGCAGTTGAAGGTTACATCCAATGTGAGACAGAAGTCAGGAAGAGTGATAGTGAATGGACTGAGGCTGATTACCTACAGTTTTCTCGCCTATCTCTTCTCCTTTTTGCTCCTCTCTTCGATCGGATCGAAAGATCCGTCTCGAACGGGGAGCTGCGAGGACGTCATGGTCCTGGTAACACTGCAGACGGGCTTCGCGGAAACGCGAAATTCTCCCGAATGCATTGGAACCAAAGACTCGAGGATGCCGGACTGTATGCCCTAGACCATCTGGTACTAGGAAACAGCAGATACGAACTCCTCGATGACGTTGATTTCCGCGAACCTGGAGACGAGTTACCCGCAAAGGTAGCTCTCGTTCCTAAAACGCAGAAGGGTCCTCGCATCATCGCCCAAGAACCTACCCACATGCAGTTCATGCAGCAGGGTATTCTTGAGATGGTGTTGAAAGAGTTCTACAGGGATGATCTCCTGCCCTCTTTCGTCGGATTCGATGACCAGATCCCTAATCAGGAAATGGCCCGAATTGGATCCCTAACGGGATCTCTTGCTACGCTCGATCTGAGTGAGGCAAGCGATAGGCTCTCCTTTCGGCATGTACGGTGGTTGTTGAAGCAACATCCCGGATTTTTCGAGATCGTTGCGGCGACACGAAGCCTGAAGGCCGAGGTGCCTGGTAAGGGTGTAGTATCCCTTGCCAAGTTCGCGTCTATGGGTTCAGCCCTCACTTTTCCTATGGAGGCTTTCACGTTTTTGGTGATTGTCTTCATGGGGATTGAGAAAGGGCTGAAAGCACCACTGACCAAACGAAGTATTAAACGCTTCGTTGGTAAGGTGCGCGTCTACGGGGACGATATTATTGTCCCTGTAGAATTCGTCACTCACGTGATCAGCACGCTCGAGGACCAAGGTCTTCGTGTAAATGCTGGCAAGAGTTTCTGGACTGGAAAGTTCAGAGAATCTTGCGGAAAGGAATACTATGACGGCCACGATGTTTCCATCGTCAAGGTCAGATCAGTACTCCCAACGTCACGCAAGCACGCGTCGGAGATCGAGTCAACGGTATCCACAAGGAACCTCTTTTACAAAAGAGGCATGTGGTCCGTGAGCCAATGGCTCGATGACTGGATGTGGAAGGTGTTACAACACTACCCACATACCCAGGAAACATCTCCGGTGATAGGCAGGTTCACCTTTCTCGACGCACTTGGCGTCGGTAGAGAATGGGC